TCGTGTAACTGAGAGTGACGATCAATGTACCGACAGTGGCAGCCGTGCCCGTCTGAGCGGCCGACACTGTGATCGTACCACCGTTCGGGTAATACTTCGGTGCGTTGGTAACCGTGAGCTGTCCCGTCGCCAAGATGGAGCCGGCGTTGACAAAAGTCGTGGTACCGTCGCTGATCGTTGCCGTTCCCGTGGTTGTGGAATTAAAAGCCGTAACGATCGTGCCGTTAATCGTCTTCAGGTAGGTCTTCGGCGGCAGCGTGATCGTGACACCGTTACCGGCGCCGAGATTCGCGATACCGAGCACGACCGGACCCGCGTCGAGCGGCCATTGGCGTTCAATAAATGCGGTAGTCATAGTCGTCTCCTGTTAGATAGCCGTGTCGCAGACCATGACGGAAAAATCGTCGATGGCTTGCGAGTAGATCGAGAAAAACTGCGGCTTCAGGACACCGAAAATCTTACCGACCGCGATACCCGGCGAGTTGCCGTAGTCGAAATATTTCTCGTCCCACGTCGCCATACCGATATCAGCCAGACCCAGCGCCTGCGCGCCCATCAGCAATACGCGCTGACCGTCGACCGTTCCCGAACTGCCCCACTTCGAGCCCGACGCGGCACCCGTCGTGTTAAACACGCGGCGATATTCGAGAATGTTCAGGCCATCGATGTAAATGCCGACCTTGCCACCCAGCGGCGTACCCTTAAAGATCGGGTTGTCGTTGCCGCGTTTTTCGGCATGACGCCACGCTTCGAGGAAGTCCGGGTCCTGTTTCAACTTCGCCATGCCCATCGGGGTCATGAAGATGTTGTAAGACTCGACGCCTTCATCGGTACGGATCGGGCGCAGATACGCGCTGACCGCCTTGGACTTCAGCTCAACCAGCATCGCCCACGACGGGGTGTCCGTCGCTGCAACAGCAGTCGTATCACCCGGCGCAAGAGACGTCGAAGACGCATCCCAGCGGAAGAAGCGATTAGCCGACGGTGCGACAATCTGCGATGCGAACGCGAGCTGTGAGAGCTGCGAACCGACGCGGGTCGAACCGTCTGTATTGAAAGTGAGCGAAACGCCCGATGCGCACAAGAAACCGATTTGATCAAGTCGGTCGGACAGCCAATACGTCAACTTGTCCTTAGCCTGACCACGGAATCGGACCACCGACTTCTGCTCGGCCATTTTACCGACCGCGCGTTCAGCGTGGCGGAGCTGGTCAAGCGTGATGATCTGATCGTGCGACTGGCCGGCCTCTTCATTGCCTTCCAACGTGTTGTCGCCAACCACACCGTCACCCTGCAAGTCGGAGATCAAGGTGATCACCGCGCGGGCACCGTCATTGGTCTGGCGCAACTCAGTAATACGTTGAATCATCGAGTTCGGGGACGAGCCCGCGAACGACATCAGGAACGACTTGTTGCGGGCTTCCGCCCAAAAGTCGCGCGACCAGACCGTCAGCTGAAACTGGGTCAGCGCCGCAAAGTTAGTCAGTGCCATTGTAGGCAGCCTCTCATCTAGCCCGATGGTCTCCAGACGCCATGCGCTGGAAGTCGAGCCCGGCAAAAGCCGAAGTTAATGGACAGGTTTGTTCAACCCCAACATCTAGTGCTTAAAGCTGCACCGAGCTGCCATTAACGCCGTGCCGGCGAGAGCATCGATTTACCCGAACGATGAACGGGGCCGCGTGACGTGCGGCTGGCGATGGCGCGATCTTAGATCACGTGTTTTGAAAAATGCAATAGGTAAAAATAAAAAAGCCCCGCTAAAAAGCGGGGCCCCGGTGGGACAAGCACCGCTTATCCTTCGTACTCGTCGCCGCGCATTTCGCGTTTCTTCGCCTCGGGCAACTTCGCCCACGCTTCTTCGGACATACCGTACACATCGAACGTACCGTCGCCTTCAGGCCCACCTTTTTCTACATCCGGTGGCTGCTGCTTGGCGCGTTTGAGATTCTTTTCAACGTCCGTTTTTTTCGGTTCCACCGCTTTTTTAGGCTCCGGTTTTTTCTCGTCGGGCTCTTTTTCAGCGACTTTCGGAACCCGCTGCGCACGTTTGCCTGTCGAGAAAATGTCCTTGCCGGTCATCGCCATCGTCGCTTCGCGCAATGCCTGCGTCGGTGTCATACCACCTTTGATGAACGAGTCAACATAAAACTCGGTGCGGCGTACGACCGACTGGTCGAACTCCTCCGAGTCGGCGTCATACCGTTCATCGGTCTCCGCCAGCGTACGCAGCATCGAGTCGTATTCACGATTTTCCGACGCAAGCAACGCCTCGGCACGCGCAACTTGTGCGCCTTCGATAGCACCGATTTGCCGTTCGAGCGTGGCAATTTGCCGCTGCATGGCGGCGGCTTCTTTAGTCTGGCCCTCGGAACGCGCCACTTCGACTTTATCGTACAGATCATCGAGCTTCGTGCCGATTTCTTTGATCTCGGCTTTGTCTTCCTTGCGCGCTGCTTTTTCTTCCTTGTCCTTCGCCGCGAGCATGACCGACAGCTCGTTGCGCTGGGCAATCACCGCGTTGAGCCGGGCCAATGGCACCATCTGCGGCTTTTTGTCGTCTTTTTCCGGCGGATCGTCCTCGTCTTTTTCAGGCGGGTCTTCCTCTTCCTCCTTTTTTTCTTCTTTGACGAATTTACCCGTCTTCGGGTCACGCGGCTTGTCTTCGTCGTCTTTCTTTTCAGGCTCCTTTTTTTCGGGTTCCTTTTTTTCGGGTTCCTTCGCCTTCGGAGCTTCCTTTACTTTCGGCTGTTCGATCTTTACAGGTTCGTCATCCGGCACGAAATCATCACCGCGATCTAGCCCCTTCGTCTCTGCGTCGGGGTCCGGGTCTATCACGATGCTATTCATATCAAGCTTCTGCGTCATTGGTCATTACTCACTTTTTGGTTTTAGAGGGCGCCGTACGCGGTTTCATGGCCGTCTTCTCCTTGACTTTACGATCTTCCTTTTTGTTGGCCATGTCCGCGTGGATTTTGGTCAATTCAATCGCATCATCCCGCTGCCCTTCCCGCGTCTCACGATTTTCCTTATGCCAGTCGAGCGCCATCTTATCGCGGTTTTTATCTTTGTCCGCCGCGATGCGCATGGTTTCGACATGTACAAATGCTTCGTCAGGATCGTGGCCCACTTCGCTTTGCGCCTTGTTGGCGCGCGCTTCGTTGAGCTTCGCTGCTGCTTTTTCTTTCTCGACCTTCGCCTGATCGAGCTGCAATTGCTGCTGATGCTGTTCTTCCGCCTGCTGCGCTTCGCGCTGCTGGCGCTCATTCGAATCCTGTTTCATGCGCGCAATCAATTTCGCTTTATGCGGCAGGTTCGTGCACTCGATCATCACATCATCCGGAATCTGAATCTGAAGTTCTTTGCGCATCTCGATGAGCTGCGTCAACTCCTGCTCGTTGAGCGATGTGCGCGCCGGCGACGGCACGAGGATCGTAGTATATTTACCGCGCGTGATGTCATTCAACATCTGACCTTCAGGGGTCTTTTGGTTGAGCGTCACCGTCTGGAACTCAGGGCGATACGTCGACCCGTTGTTGATCATGATCGTACGCGTTTCGTCGTAGGAGTCCTGCCACTGCTCCATGCACACCTTAGCCAGCATCTGTTTCGAACGATGCAAGTTACCGAGCCACCCGGCGAAGTTGATGTCAGCAGCAGCTTGATTCAGCTCAATCGCTTCACCGGCCACGTCCTCACGCGCGAACCCGCGCGACTGGTTGGATACACCCGACAGCGAACGCATGATCTGATCAGCCTTGAAACTCAGCCGATCGTGACCGGCCGGCAACTGCGACGGCTGAATTTTGTCGAGGTCCTCGACGTTGTCGAGTTCAGCGATGAAGCCAGACGACGAGCCTTTTTGCTCCAATTCCTCGACCGACATGTTCTTCAGCGATCCTTTTTTCAACTTGTAACCGGAATGCGCCGTTGTAGTGATAATTGACAACTCTTCTGACGTCATTTTGTTATACAGATTCTGCGGATCGATCAACGAATCCACCGCGCCGATCGTCACGCCATCCATGAATGTCGGAAAGAAGGGTACGATTGTGTAGCTCTTATACGAAGAATCCGACTCATGCAGGACAAGATTTTCGCACGTGACACGCCACTTAATTTGTTTAATCTTGCGGCGCATAGTCGTTACTTCTCCTTGGTAGGAGCTGAGTACTTTGCTGATCGTATTGTGGTCCCACTCAGCGGGAATCGGCTCGACGTCACCGGTTTTCAAATCGACGAAACATTCACGGTGCACGAGATCGAGATACTGCCGTTCGAGGAGACGAAATGCGCGCATCAACGATTTGTCGGGCACACCGACATAGTAATAGTACGGCAGCTGGCCGAGCTTTTGTGCCATCAGCCGATCCTCGTACTGATACCATTGCGGCATGTCGGTATAAGCAATTTGGTCAACCGCCGCCTTACCGAACATGTGCTCCAAATCGAGGCGGCTTACCCACGTCGTGATGAAGACCTGCGGCCACGTCGCCGGCTCATACTGATCAATGACGGGGTCCAAAATAACGTCTTGGCTACGGCGCACGCGAATCTTAATTTGCCCGCGCATATTTTCATCGAGGTCCGTGCGAACGTCGTAATACGCACGCCCCATGACCAGACCGCGCTCCCACAAGTCCGTTTCGAGGAAATCGAGATTATTTTCGTTCTGGACGTGTAGCCAGAGATTATCTTGGACCTCGGCCAACTGTGTAGTGGCGTCGTCGACCGGCTGAAATCGGACGTCGTTGCGCATTGCGCGCTGAATACCTTTCATCGAACGGATCAACGATTCGATGACGTTCAGCGTCAAATGCGGTTTATTCGCCGCCTTGCGCGCCGCGAGATCGCGCTCGTTCCACTGCTTGCCACGGTAGTAGTCGAAATTACGGCTCGCATCTTGGACCCACTCGTGATGTCCATTCTCATAACAGAACCGGTAATTTTCGTAGTTGTTCTGTGCGTCATTCGAATCAGAACGACTGAAAGCGCCCATTGAATCAACCCCTTAGAAAGACAGTGCCGCGAGATGGCGCGATATTTACCATACCGTGACCGTAAAAAGCTACGTGCCCATATAGCTGTGCGCGCCTTCAACATGTACTTTGAGCTTGTCCTTCCAGCTCGGCAAACGCGGTTTTTGCCCCTGACTCGGCAGCGACGTCTGCATCGCGAGACGACAACACCACGCCATCGAATCCACAATATCGTCGTGCGCACCCGTCGGAAAACGCAACAGTTCCTTTTCCACCGTGTCGAAGATCGCCGGTCGATTGACTACCGGATCGAACGAAAAAATCACCTTCTTGAGCTGCATCATGGCTTGCATCGGGCGCGCACGCGCTTCTTTATCCTGAATCGGTAGCAGCGACTCGTCGAATGAGACGTAAACACGTTCGGCTTCCATGCGCTGCTTCAATACCGGCCAGATCGCGTGGTGCAGCTGACCTTGTTCACCAGCGAAGATCGACGTCTTGTAAGTCTTGAACGAATCTATGAGCTGGTCGACGATATCGAGCGTACCCCACCGATCACGCCGAACGTTGAGGATGTACAGCTCACCAGCCGGCATCAACACACCTGTCGTGATCACCGTAAAGTCATTGCGCGTCTTCTTCGCGATGGCATAATCGATCGTCGTCATGACCACACCTTGCGGCCAATAATCAGGATCGAGCTGGCGATACACGAAATAATCGCGTTTGAAGAACATACCGTCGTCGGGCGCCGGGTTCTGCTGGTACAACGACGCCCAAATCATCGGCGGCATCGGATTACGAATGCGACGCAGCTCTTCGATCGAATAGCGCTCCGGGTGCAGCGCCTCGCCTTTACGCCGAAGCAAGCGCTTCACCTGCGACTCTTCGACGTTTCCACGCGCGATCTCGCCGTCGTTCATTAGCCACTCGTCATGCTCAGCAATGGCCGGGTAGGAAATGACCTCCCAGTTCTCCAGTTCCGCGCGCGGCACGCCGGCCACCAGCAGACGTTCTTCGTCTTCGAGCAACTTGCCAGCTAAGTCCGCATCGTGCCATCGCGTCATGATAATGAGGATGCCACCGCCGGGCGCGAGTCGAGAACGAAACGTCGACTGATACCAACCGTAAGTATTCTCGCGGATCGTCTCCGACTGCGCGGCTTCTTGATCCTTGACCGGGTCGTCGATGATGCCGACATTGGCACCGCGCCCCGTGATACCGACACCGATACCCGCCGCGAGATAGCCGCCGCCCGCCGTGGTGCGCCAATTGTCGACAGCTTGGGAGTCTTTTCGCAAATTCGTGGCTGGGAAAATTGCCTTGTAGTACGGGTCTTCGATGCGGTCGCGAATCGAACGCGAAAACTCGATCGGCAGCCCTTGCGCGTAGGCTGCCGAGATGATCTCCCACTCCGGGTGGTGACCTCAAATCCACGAAATGAACATGTCGGACGCGAGTTTCGACTTACCTGTGCGCGGCGGCATGAAGATCATAAGACGCGGCGATTCACCGCGCTCGACCGCTGCCATGAATTTTTCCAACCGGCGACAGGTGTCTTGGTGCACCCAACCTGCTTTGTACTCCGGGAAGAACGACGACACGTAGTAGATCAGCGATCGGCGCTGCAATTCGCGCTTATAAAGCTCGCCTTGCGCAGCTTCGGCCGCTGTTTTCGGATCGAGCTTCGGCGCAGCCACCACGAGCAATCGTACTTGTTCTTCGGTACGCCGACCTTCGGGCGTACGTTGCGCTTTATAAATCGCATCGCGAATCTCCGTCGTACAGTTCGACGGATAACGACGATACAGTGCAATAGTGCCACGCTGCTTTTCGCAGGTATGGCAAAAGTCCATGTAAGCAAGCGGGTTCGCGCGGAAGAGCCGAAAGCCGCCGCTTAAACTGCGCTCCTGCTCACATCCCCGACAGACGATTTTAACTTCCGGTTTTTCCGATTTCATGGAAGTCGCCATCGATGATGTTATCCGCACCCAGTAGCTTGATGAGATCGGAGTCCGGCATTTTCGAGATATTTTTCTTCACGACGTCGATCGTGCCGTCGATTGTCACCTTTACTTCCTTCGGCGCATCGAAGCCAAGCATTTTGCTGATCGCCTCGAAGCCTTTTATCTGCGCCATCGGGTCTTGAAGAATTCGCGCATCGCGAATCGCCTCCTTGATACCGAACAACACGTCTTCCTTCGTAAGATCGAGCCGGCCCTGCAACTCTTTGCGCAAGGCGAAACGTGCCGAAATTACACTCGGGTCCGCCACCTGATGCAGCGGCATACCTGCTTCGGCCGCTGCGGCTTTAACCGGCATGTCGAGCACTTCGGCATTATAAACGAAATTCGCTTGCGGGCCAGTCAATGTAGACGGCTGCGTCGTATCCATTCCAACCGCATCGGACTGTGCTCGTACAACAGCATTATCAGCTGGTTGAATTCCACCAACAGAGTCGGACACGGCGAGTTTTCGTTGAGCACGCGGCATGTCAGCCCTTCGGTGCTGCCGAAGTCACGGATGCACTCGTCGACGATGCACTCGACGGCGAGACGGAAGTCCCGGAATCCTTGCACGACGTTATCTGTTGTATCCACGACACCGCCTTCCCCACGTTCTCATTCGCGGTCTGCATTTGCGCGTAGGCGTCCCCCGCCCACACGATGTGTCCCAACGGCGTATCCGCCGTAAGTACGGGATAAACGATTTGCTGCAAAAAAGAAAGCGTCGCCAGCGCGTCAGCCACCGTGACCTTGCACGGGGGCTCCAGCAG